AGCGTGGCTAGGGTCGGTTGCTCATCCATATCCAGAATCCAACTGCATATGCCTTCAACGGCAACTTCACGGCCAACTGTATTAGAAGTAATTGGCGTGATAGAAAGTGACGCAACTGGATTGTTCTCAGTACGAGCAGTATCGTTCTTGAACTTTGCAGAGATTAGGTGGTCACGGAAGTGGCCGAGACTCGCGTAAAGACTGCCATTGCCATTGATATACTTGAAGCAACTACCTGCCATTACGTTACGTCTTACGATTGTTCTACCGATTTGAGAGATTATTTCATTTTTACCAAACACGACTATTTCTCCATACATTATCAAAGGTGGGAAAGGTACGATTAAACGCATTGTCTCGAACACGTTTAAGCGCGAAAGAAAGCCATACAAGTTGTGTATCATTGTTGTAATAATTGTAATGGCGGTTGTTACTCGTAAAGCTACTCAGTAACGAATTAAACATTTGCTGCATTTCGGATTTACCTTCTTCAAGCATGGGGTTAGCATCCGCATACAGTTCATGCACTTTGCAATGAAATATGTAGTCTCCTCGGGCTCGCAGTGAACCAGCAAGATATTT